AATGATGTAATTCTTGAAGCGACAAAGAAACTTAAGCAGATAAACATTAGACAAGCCGAAGCTGCGGCAGGGGTTGTTATAGCACCACAGACAAGAAAAAGGCTTAGGGCCATAATTCAACAGTCAAAGATAAGTTTAGATACTTGGTCAAGGCTTACAACTCAAAAAATGATTAAAGAGATTGAAGGCTTAGCAGAAGTACAGGCTGGATTTATAGAAAATGAGTTAAAAAAAGTTGTTAAGTCTGGTAATGTGCCAATAAATTCTGTTGCTGTTAGTAGGAAATATGCAGAATCTTTTGTCAAAACAGATCCAACACAAGTAAATATATTTACCAGTAAAGAATTTACAGAAGATGATTTTAAAAGGTTTGGTTCTGGAAAGTTTGAACTTACTGCAAGACAGGGAGCAATGCAGACCCTACCCAATGGAGACACAGTAGAGAAAGCTTTTCGTGGTATAGCAACAAAACAACATGAGTTGCTTGCAAGAAATATTAGACAGGGTGTTTTTAGCGGAGAATCTACACAAGAAATAGCAAGACGAATGATTGGAAATTTAGATTTTGGTCAAAAAGCTAAAACCTCAAGACAATTAGCACTTGCTGGTGGTGAAAGAACAAAACTTGCTAATCATCAAATAAGAACAATAGTAAGAACATCTGTTAATCAAGTACAAAATCAAGCATCACAGGCGGTATATGCAGCAAATAGTAAAGTTGCTCCTAAATATGAATATGTTGCAACCTTAGACAGTAGAACCAGTGCAGTTTGCAGAGATCTTGATGGCAAACAGTTTGCATACAACAAAGGGCCAACACCACCACAGCATTTTAATTGTCGATCTACTACTGTTCCTGTCGTTGATTATGAAGGCTTGCAAAAAAGATATCCAAACTTGGAAAAGCCACCAGTAGGAAAGGTTGTTACCAGACCAAGTGCAACAGGTAGAGTGCCACAAGATACAAAATATGGTGATTGGCTTTTACAACAAGATAAAAAGCTACAGGTTAAAACTTTAGGCAATGCAAAAAAAGTTCAATATTTTAAAAGGTTGGCAAAGAAAGAGGGGTCAGGACAGAAGGCAATAAAAAAGTTTGTTCGTGATGATGATAGTGAAAGAAGTCTTAAGGATTTACAAAAGATCTATGGTAAGCCTACAAATATAAAACCGAAGCCCAAAGCTAAGCCTAAAGCTGTTGTAGGAACAGCTAAAGCGTCTGACTTTGTTAAATCAAAACCACTTAAAAAGCTTACTGAAAAAGAGTTGTTGGCTGATCTTAAAAAATTTAGAGAACATGAAATTAAAATTCAAACTTTAAGAGGCATAAAAAATCCATATACAGGGCCAATTGATTTTAAGATTCAATCTTTAGAGCAAGGTTTAAGCATAGAAAAAGCGATTACAAAAGATTCACCCATGTACAATGATTATCTTTTCTGGAAACAAGGTTTTAATAAAAGACCGACAAGGGTTAAAAATGTTAAAGCATTAAAAGATAGAAAAGATTTAGTAAAAGGTGCTGATGGTGAAAACCTTGTTCTATATCGAGGAGTTTCAAATGATAATTGGAATGACCAGTTCAAGGGTATAGGTAAGGCTGGAGACAATTACTTTGCTGGTGAGGGTATATATGGTAACGGAACGTATGCCGCAGCTAGAAATCTTCATGGAACAAAAGCAACTTTATCAAAAAGTACAAAAAAAGCTATTGAAATAGCTGAAAATTATACTCAGAGCAATGCTTTTGCAGCACCATTATCTGTTGCTGAAAAGAAAAAAAGAATAACAGCATTTGGATTAAAAAAAGATGCAAACTTCAAAACTTGGGAAAAGGGTTCGAGTACAAAAAATTTAAAGTTTCAACACGCATTTCCAGAGTCCAATTGGTACAAACAAACCTTCCAGAAATGGGAAGATGAAACGATTGCTAAAGCAAAAAAACTTACAGGATATGACATTGAGACAGTAGGCGAAGCTTGTAGCATTTTAGGGATTGATGGATACCAAGTGCCATTACCTTTAGTAGAATTAATTAAAGAAGGTGGTGAAGAACTAATGCACTTTGATGCTGACTATTGGGTAATACTTAATAGATCAGCTATAGTAGTAAGTGATACAGTAGATATATGATTGACAATGACATTTTTTTCTCCAGAGATCTTGCAAAATTTATGACAACTTTGCATTTGAATATTAAAGAACGGAGAAAATGTATTGAAGAAGCTTCTAAAGCAAAAGATTTTAAGTCTTTTGTTAAAGATTTTAATGACGGCAAAATATCTTTTAATTAATAATAGTTGTTGACGTCTGTTGAAGAATGTTATATATTTAATATAGACATAGCAACCCCTAAATGTTAATTCAAAAAACTTTTACAACCCATGAGTACATCACAGACAATAAAGAAATAAATTGGGTTTTTGAATATAGAGATGATAGTGAGTTTGGGTATTTTCTAATTATTGAAAATGGCCGTCTTGATACAGAATTGAGATTAGAAAAAAATGATTTATTAACAAAGATGCAAAAATTACAAACATTACTTCCTAAATGCTGGGAAGGCTGGAATGGAGATAATTTTAATAATAATTATAATTATATGATTCCAGAACATTTAGCAGAAACTATGTATGATGAAGAAAATCATTTACCTTGCTTAAATTAATAGTTGTTGACACTTGTTGAAAAATAATATATATTAAATATAGACACAACAACCCCATGAATAACTTTTTTACCACATTCTTCAATGAAAAAAATTTAGATTTTCAATATTAC